GATTGACCACCGGTATCAGTATCGCCGCCGACATCAGGTGCAAAGTCGGGTATATTATCCAGTATGCCACGTTCTGTGTTACTCTCGCTCATGCTGCTTGTCCTTTATTCTGCTGTGATGCTTGCATTAGTTGCTGGAATATCTGCTGAGGCGGTATTCCTTGTGCCAATGCATTACCGATCGCTTGTAGTACAGGCGGTGGCAGTTGCTGAAGGGCTTGCACGACCGCATTCAGTACACCACCACCGCCCTGTGTTGCACCTTCAGAACCGGGGATCGCAGCTCCAGGTGCACCACCTTGTTGAGACATAGCCATCTGCTGCGTTTCCTGCGCAATGGCGTCCCAATCTTCCTTACTTATGATGAAGTCATCGAACGCTTTGCTCAGCATACTGAGTGAAACCTTCAATGCAGTAGCAGGAGCAGCGCGCACGTACTGTGCAAGCACTTGACCAATTTGTATTGCTTCTTGCTTCTTCATTTGAGTGGTGAGTTTCTGTGTCGAACCACCGACGACCGTAATGGACATTCGTGCCATATCACGCAAGTTGTCGAGTGGTCGCCAGAAGGGTCCACAATCAATCCCTGTGAGAGCATTGACCGTGTCCACATCCATGAAGCGCATACACAATTGTGCCAATTTCCAACCAATATCACCCAAGGCGTCCTCGATTGCGTCGAGGCGCATGTCCATCCGCAGATTTCCCATCGTGCTGTAATAATCAATGGCCTTATTGGTTGTGTTTGTCTTAAACTGTCCTTCTCGCTCCACTTCATTAGTAGCGGCAATGCGGTCCACACTGCGATATATATCCTCTTTGTTGAACATATTCACGAACTGCATACTCGGAGGCGGTATCGTGAAAATCATCTTCTGCGGATCAACGCCTTCGGGTACATCTAATGGCGTAGCAGTAGCATCTGGTCCTTTAAGTACCTGATCTATAGCTTCTTGTGTCAGGCCCGCGTTCTTGTTATAGAATATATTCCTTCTCGCCCACAGGAGTGCTCTACGACGTTCATCGTTGATTTCGTTAATCTGGTCCTGTTGATCGAGGTAATAGCTAACTTCTCCCTTGGCGTAAACCGCGGTAGGGGAGTCGTGGAACCAGAGCGGAGTAAGAGGATAGAAGCCTTGGAGTTGGTATGGATCATCCCAGACCCAAATCGGCCATTTCCAGTCGTTGTCGGCATACATCTCCAATCGCCGCGTAACACGGTCCCAGACGTACCAGACTTTGGTGAGACAGGCTTTGTCGAATGCATCTTTGTTGTCGTAGCCGTATGCGTTGTATCCGTTGTCATCTTTCGAGAATAGACGGAATTCCTCATCGCTACCAGAGCTGCCATTATTGAGGACATGCGTTGGCTCATAAATCGATACGTTCTCATCTTTCTGCTCATCTTCTATTGCGTATATCGCGTTGATGTACTCAGTTGGCAGCATATCCTCAATCATTAGCCAATTGCAGTCACTCAGATATGGATCATTGCTGTTCCAATCACGTAGTACTTGGTGTGGCATTCTGATGCGGACGTATGGTCCGCTTGGCTGTAGGAATTCGATTTTCTCTTCCAATGCAACGAGTTTGCCTTCAATCTCGCGTATCTCTTCATCGTCTTCTGCTTGCTCAAGTTGCTGAGACAAAGCCATGAGGTCTTGCATCGCTTGTTCACTACTTTTGTCCTTTTTAGTGAACCCAACCTCAAACCATGCCATATTCGTGAGCAATGCAATCAGCACATTGCGCTTAGCCTTCGGTTTGACATTCACGCCCGGTGCGTACTTCATATTGAACAGATTGGTAATCAGCTTTTGCAAGCAACGCGCAAGTTGTTCACCAGCTTCTTGGTTCGCTGGATCAGTGCTCGGGCTAGTTGTGACCGATACGATGGGATTCTTCGCATATAGCTCAGGCACTTGCGCATTGATGTTCGCGAACACAATATTCTCAGTACTGCTCCATCGCTCATTCAATCGACGCGCAATATGTCTGTTGCCAGACGTTGTACCCGAGATACCAGTGATATTCATGTCACGGTGGTCGGACTGATCCATATTATAATAGCGTATCGCTTCATCCCACGCATCAATAAGGTTTTGCATAGCTTTCTGCGCAGTATCACGACGACTACGCCATACGCCGCCACGCTTATTCGACACCGGAATACGACTGTCTGGCATCGCCTTGTACACGGCAGGCTCAGGCGCCGCGTCTGGCAATCCAACACCGGCCTGATCCAGTGCGTTTTCCATAGGATCAGTTGACGTATCCAAGTTAAGATTGGAGTCGTCCTGTTCGAATGTGCCGCTCACTTGTGCCTCGCCTTCGTCTTACTACGCTGCTTACGTTCTATCTCATGCCAACTCAACCAAGCAGGCGGTGCATTCGGTTCGCCAAGGAAGCGCGCCAACTTCGGACGATTACTCATCGCATACTTCCACATGTCCATCGCGTGGTCATTGCGATCTACTGGCTTATCCGTTGTTTCATCGCTTCCATCGCGTTGAAAATAGTATTCTGTAATTTCATCAATGAACCAGTCACATCGGTTGGAGACGTAGAAATGGGGCGCACCCCTAAAACCTGTAATCGGATGTTCATGCGTTGGCATAGTTGCAAGGTATTGCCAGTTTTTTGCAATGCCGCTGGAAATGTCGTTATTTCCCCTCTGCATTCGCACTCCGTGCTCTTGAAATAGGTCCACAACTGTTTCGCCAACGGTTCTGCTACTTCCTGGCTTACGTCGAAAGATATCAGGATCTGCATAGATCATTCCTAGTTCACTAGACGTAACACCGTAGCTGGCTCGTATTTCTTGCATGAGCTTTGCAGCGTTTTCAACTGTAAGCTCAGCAATGCGGAACCCATCAAGCAGGATGACGTTACCATCATCATCCACATAGAATAGGCCGTAGCAACTGTGTCGAGATAGACCGTGGTCATATCCTTCAAGCCATGTGGGCTCAAAACCTGAGAGATACATAGTACGCAGATAGGATCGCGCGGCTTCATGCTGTATGACATGCGTTCCCTCATCAAACTGCGGATAAATCAAACCACTGAGTGCGCCCCATTTACCAAACACAAACCGCTCACGCATACTGCCAGTATATGTGGCCAACATGCCACGTATGTAGTCTTCACCAACGTTATCTACGTTCTCAAACGTACTACCTTCGAACAACTCGATCAGTGGTGTCGGTTTACCATCAATCAGGATGGGATTGCCGTCGTTATCCACTTCACACAGCAGTTTATCACTGATAACACCACGATTAAAGTCATGCAGTGGCTTAACGATCTCACGATAGCACCAATTGCGTGTCGGATTGAGCGTAGCAATGAACCACTTCGGTCCTGTCTTCGGCATTCGTGGATCATGCTCAACATACTCCGTATTACCGCGCAGACGGCCCATCAGGTCCATAAAATCCTTATGCGAGAACTCAGGATCTTCTAACTGATCTACAATTATCCAATCGTACGTAGCAGATAGCAGGTTGGACTTACTTTCTTCAGTCTCCTTACCTCTCTGCGCCACATAACGAAAGTTGATCGTACTTCCATTCTTTAGGATAAGGGTATTCTCATCTCGACTTGGCCTGCGCTGTATCCAATGGTCAGGTGTCCATAAGAGGAACTCCCGACGAATAGTGTCATTGAGTTTGGGGTAGGTAGATCGCGCAACAAGTCCATTACACCCCGGATAGTCCTTGCAGAGTTTAAGCGCCTTGATACAAGTAGCAGCTGTTTTGCCGTTTCCGAACCCACCGCCGACGAATTGAACCTTACTGTATGACTGATGAAATCGGTCATGCATACCACCTTCGACGATACGGTAGCGTCTATTGCTCATGTAGTTATCGCCGTGAACTCAGTCGTGGTGAGTAGTCGACTCCAATAACGAAAACGCCTAATGTGACCACCAACCTGCCAGGCGTTAGAACCACTCGATGTGCCAATAATCAACCTGCTTATGCTATACGGTGCCACACCGGCTTGGTCGGATATACTTAGAGTATTAGTGTATGCCCGATACGTCGCCCCATATCCCATAGCGTATTTGTTGACACCAACATTAGGTAACGTTGGACCACCAGGGAAGTTATTCATGTATGTCACAGTATTGGCCGCAGCGAATGATACCTGTTGTCCGGTAGCAGAAATAAACTGATCGAGTAGATTATTGGTGCCAACTCCGTCATCAATCCTAAATATGCCATTCTGCGTTCCAGTATTCGCTACGTGCTCTGTTCGGAACTCGGTAGCAAATGTGCCTACTGGTGGATTATACCACGTGCCAGGAGTTGCGAGTGTGCAAGCATCACCAGATCGCGTTGCTGTCGAACCAGTGGTCGGCACATACGACGATATGAACGTGCTTGCTTCTACCTGTCCTCCCCATGCGTAGATGCCAGATACTCCATCACCGATAAACACACCAGTCGAGACAGGATTTATGGATGCAACGTATGTTCCAGCAGAACCAAGCGACAATACCGATATCCAACAACGATACCAGCCGTTAGCACATGCCTGGATACCAGATGCAGTAGCACCTGCACCTGTATTCGTTACTGTTCCTAAGCTCAGGTCAAAAGTGGCGTTTCCATTAGCAGGAAATCCCGTGTTGGATAGATTGATAATTGCTACGTTGTAACCAGCAGCCTTGAGGAACACAGAGTAGATGTATTGTGTTGACGTGGCTCCGGTGAACGTCCTAAACGCAATGTGTGATCCACTAGTAGCGGTGGGGATGATATTCGTAGCTGCCAGTGTTCCATCTGGTGCAATGGCTTGGTTTGCTACTCGTAGCGAATCGTTCGGAGAAGTATTAGTGCTCATCTGGCTTAAATCAGCAGAGAATAGAAATAGATTGGTTCTCGTCTCCTCCATCAACAAACCTAATGCCGCCCCTCCAGCGGGACTACAATCAATACGTGGGACATTATTCGATACGGTTTGGATTGTACCACTCGGATCATAGTATGTAGCAGATGACGCTCTCGTGAAAGTAAACGCGCCAGGCAATCCATTCGTGAAATTATAATCGTATATCAATGCCGTATTCAACGTAGGCACGGACAGGTTCAGCAATTCAGCATTGGACAATGCACGAGGCCAATATTTCATGCCTCGAATATATCCATTGATCTGGCCATCAAGCGCCCACGGAGTGCAACCAATCGACAAACGCGTTGATGAGAACGGAGTGGCTCCAATGGAAGCACTACTACCAATGGAAGCGCCGTTTAGACTAACCCTCAGTGGAGCAGATATCGTATATACGCCAACAAGGCTTTCATACGTAGCAGCAACAGCGGACCCCGACGATGTGTTCTGGCCTGCGCCTGTTGATATCTGGTTACCTGATGAGAGATACACACTGTTGGCAAACACACCGTCACTGATCCCACCAAGCGTGCCAAGGGTCGAGAACGGAGCATAGTAATCAACTCCCATCGAACCCGCTGATGGATTGAACCACGGACCAAGTGGTGTAACACGTGCCTGTTCAGCAGAACGAGATGCAGAGCTACCAACGGTTACGATGTAACTAGTCGGGAATGCACCAACCTCGAATTGACCACCCCATGCCAGCAATCCATTAGATGCATTACCCGCATACGATGGCGCAAACCCGGGTGTACCTGTTGTGCACATGACAAAACCAGCGCGCACACCTGTTGCAGCAGGATCGGCCTTACCTGTGATTGAAACCTTATACGTGCTACTACCAACGTAAGTGATCGTCGCGAGTGTTGCTGTTCCAGTGCCACGTGCCGCAATGGCTTGTGAGATTACGCCTCCCGTCAGATCGAACGTAACGAAGCTACCATTCGTATTGTCATCTAGGAATAACTGAACGAATGTGTTCTGCTGAGCACGAACAAACGCGGAGAACGTGCATGTGCTGTTAGCAGTAATAGTTACACCAGTCACAACTGCGTAATGCGCAGCAGTCACTGCTTGCTCGGCAATGCGCGTCATGGTCGTCGTGCCGTCGGGAGCAACAGCCGAGTTGGCGGTCAGTGTAACCGAACTAGCAGTCAGCATCGTCGCTAAGTTGCCGCTCGGAAACACTAGATTGGTTCGTGCTTCCTCGATCAACAGACCCATCAACTGCAATGTTACAGGACTATACTCAAGTCGAGCAACATCGTTCGACGCTGATACCAGCACACCAGACGAGTTGAAATATGTAGCAGACGATGCACGTGAAAACGTGATACGACTATCAAGTGTGCCGCTGGTTATGAAACTCATATTGAACGACGGGCCAGAGCCAAGTATGCCTACTCGTCCAACTTTGCCTACATTAAATCCGAACATTAATTGGCAAGCTCCGCAATGTTCAGTGTGCCGGCAGCACTGTCTTGTATCACTGCGAGCTTTTCGCCTCTATTCACATAGAAGTATTCAGGAATACCAGCAGGAAGAAAGATGCTTGCTGAGCCTCCAACAGCCGCAGTTGGATTGGAACCAAACGCTAACCAACACGCCTGCGCGCATACTACACGTATATGTGTCGTGTTATTCGGCTCAGTCTGTAGTGTACCATCTGCATTGTACACGTTTGTAATCGGACCAGACTGAAATGCAGCACTCTGCTGTGATGCACCGCTCGTAGTGATGTTCTGACACAGTGCGGGACGAGACGCTTGCACAGGCAAGCCATGCTGATCGTTCTTTATCGTCATGGTTCAACCTCTATAGTTGGTAGCAGTTTGCCGTCATCACGTTTGACTACCTCAATAACCAGACCGCCGTCCATGCGATGCCTATGCTCAACAACATCAGCAGGACGATGCCCGCTACGATCAAGGATGTCACGTGCCGCCGCCATTCTATCCGCTCGCGTACCCGCATCAAGCGCATCCACCATAGTTCGCGCAGCACGCTTCGCATTCTTGGAGAGTAGCTCGCGTACCACATCAGTTTCACTATCCAACACCGCGCGCACGATTGCATCATACAACTGCCTGTATGAGTCGGTTTGCTTAATCTGTGCGACTTGTTTGGGGCCTAGCCCACTGGTGCTACAAATGGCATCGTCATCTAGGCCAAACAGTGTATAAGACAGCACAACCGCAACTGCATTCATCTGTCGCGCAGGTGCAGGTAAGTCACTTTCTGTTCTACGCGTGATAACTCGCGTTTCTGTCTTTTCCTCTTCCGTACTCGGCATTGGAGTACGAGCATCAGCGAGATCACCACCAGGATATACAACCCGGCCATCAGCCAGACGTAGAGGTTCATATTGTGTAGGCAAACTCATCGTACAGGCACTCGCGCTCTACCAGCAGGCACACGCACACGCGGCTTAACAATTGGCTCATCTGCAATCGGGCCAGTTGGTGTACCACTTATTCCAGCATTGAATGCGTCTAGATCACTAATACCAGGAGGCAATCCTTGCCGTACACCGTATGGGCCAACCAATGGATTTATACCGCTCAGTGGCATTGCCGGACCAGTGAGTTGCAATGGTGCAGAAGGTTCAACTGCACGACCCATTGCACGATCAAATGACGTCGCTTGCGCATCAGGTGTCGGCATCATTCTATACTGATCGCCAACTCCACCAGATTGATCTGGCATATTGAACACACGATTAGGATCAGGAGCAGGCAACTGTGGCGCATTCGGATTAGGCCCAGGAAGTGCGCCAACCGTTGGTCTATCCACTTGACCAATATCTATCTGTGGACCACCGCGATTAGCCAATCTCCATGCACCATAACCAATACCACTCAAGCCAACAGCAGGCAAACCAAGCATAATTGAGTCGCCTAGACTAATATTCGGTCCAGGCTGCGCACTCGTGGTCTTAGTTTGTCCTTGATCCGGCAAATCACCAGCTTCTTGCGTACCAGTATATGGCTGACTTAGATCAGCAGGACGCGAACTCTCTACTTTACGTGCAACATTGCCGCGTTGACCAACACCAGGATCAGTTGGAGGCGCAGTATTCACCATACCAGGGATAACTGGCATACCTGCACCGCCATAATCGCCACGAGCATTAGCCATTGTGACATTATGTACGTTCTGTGCAGTAAGTGGCAATCCTTGACTACGCAAATACTGCTGGATCATCACAGTAGGAGATAGTGGATCTTCATCGCCTATTGCCATCAACCTAGTCCTCGATTGCCAAGAATTGCATGAGCAATTGATGCAGCAGCAGCTACATGATGCAAATCAGGCGGTGTAGGCGCATCACCAGCAGGACGCGGCACTTGCTGCATGTTCGCAGGCATAGGCTGCATAGGCGCACGATTCCCAGGCTGCCTATCTATCTTCTCGTCCTGTGCACTGCCTTCCTTAATACCACGTGCCTTATCACGCGCACGATCAGCAGGCGTTTCCTTCATCGCGCTCTGCACTTCAGGACCGTAATCTGTCTTAGCCATTGTGTGCTCCTAGTACAGAACGTGTCCACCACCACCGTTACCACTAAGATCAGGTTGATATGTGGACGGGAACACAGTGCGGTTCATGAGTGCTTGGAATGCAGTAAGATCAGCAGCAGTTGTAGTGCGGTTTACAAGCGTAATCGTCTCAATCGGGATTACACCACCCGGTGCACCTGTCACATGCTGTACTTGCTTCTTAGTAGCAGTCGCCGTACCACCTGCCGCAGCACCAACAAGTGCGTACCACAGTGCTTTCATACCAGCAGTCATACCACCATTACGAATTGCCTTAGCAATTGCATCGTCATTCTGTGTAATGCCGTTATTGTATACAAAGCCAGTAACTGAGCCACTATTTGCAACACTCGGGCCTAGTGTGTTAGTGTATCCAGTGAAGGGGATTTGACCCGGAGTCGTGACGATGCCATACGTAGCCATTGCAGCCTCCTGATGACTAAACATCTTACACTACACGAACGACCTCAGCCATCAAGCAATAATACGCGTCTACTACAAGATACTATAAAAGCGCACTCTATATAATATATACTATATAAGCAAATTTGCAGTTGGCGAGTCGAGTGGTGTCCA